TTATCAAACTGTTATATCATGTTAATGACAAGTATTTTCAAAGTGTAATTTTTGGGTAAAAGTCAAAAATAAAGTAGTTTTACATCATAATAAAAAGATAATCAATAAGTTATGAAAAGAACACCAATTTTAACTATTTGGGCTTTATCATTGATTATGGTAATATTGCTTGCCAATCCTGATAATGTTTGGTTTTGGATTTCATTTTTTATTTTTTCTTGTTCTTCAATATATATAGAGAAGCACAGTAAAAGATTAGAACATGAAGATGAATAAAAAACGTCCGTATGTAATTCAATCAATTACACTGTTGACATATAATGGTAGTAAGATTCCTGTTTCAGTTGTAGAGGAAAGAATTATAGACATTCCGATTAGGATTATTAAGGAAAAGGTACTTGACGCTTTTTCTTCAATGGAGGATAATCCGGTAGATGTAATACTAAAAGTAAAATATGTATAACTAAATGCACATAAGAGCAATGAAAACAAAAGAAGGACTGTTGGCTATGAGTCACGAAGAACTTGCCAATTATACTGTTGAAGTTCAATTTAAAGCATCCATGTATGATGCCGTGGAACAGAAAAATTCAAGAATGAAAGAATTGTTGGTTGCTGTAGGCATTGTTTATGAAACCTATAAAAGAGAACAGAATGTATGATGAACTATATCAATTGGAAAAAGAACTGAAAAAAGTTGAATCATGTAAACTTGAATATCTTCCTGAATACGGGTATTCGTCTAAGGAAGAAATTATTCAGCTTATCAAGGAAGACATATCCGATGTTAAAGGACAGATTGATCAGAATTTAAAATTACACATTTCAAAGCTTTCGTCAGGATATACTGATAAAATCTTAGAAGAAGAAAGAACCAGCCTTTGCTTAGCGCAGGGGTTATCAAGATATTGTTAAACTTTTAAATATTAGAGCAATGGAAGAAAACAAATTAACAAAACAGGAAAATGATGCATTGGCAATATTCGGTAAAGGAAAAACCATTTATCAAGTTGCAGGTAATGACGTGGCATTATCATTTGATATTGTACGTAATTATTTGACTAAAGGTAACGGACAAGTATCCGATCAAGATATTGTTCAGTTTATCAGTATCTGCAAATTCAACCAACTTAATCCATTTTTGAATGAAGCATTTCTTGTCAAGTTCGGGCAACAACCAGCACAAATGATTGTCAGCAAAGAGGCATTCTTTAAACGTGCTGATGCTAGTGAGCAATATGAAGGATTCAAGGCTGGTATCATTCTTATCAGGGACAACCAGATTGTAGAGGTTGAAGGCTGTTTCTATAATGAAAAAACGGATGTCCTTGTAGGAGGATGGTGCGAAGTCTACCGTTCCGATCGCAAATTCCCGATTGTCGCAAAAGTGAATCTATCAGAATACGACAAAAAGCAATCTATATGGAATGAAAAAAAATCCACCATGATTTCCAAAATTGCCAAAGTCCAGGCACTACGTGAAGCTTTCCCTGCTCAACTTGGGGCAATGTATACGCAAGAAGAGCAAGAAGTCAAATTTGCTGAATATGAAGATGTCACAGATAAAGAAACTAAGGGTAACAAACTTGCTGAAATCGCAGCAAAAGCCGCAGGTGTGGAAGAACATCCAAAAGCGGATCAGTCGGTGAGCCATACCCAAACTAAAGCAAATGATAAACCTGTTCAAAAAACATTACTATAATGGAAATCTTAGAAGGTAATGGGCAACATTCCCTTTCATGGTTTAGGTCACGAATTGGGAAAATTAGTGGTTCTAATGTCGGCTTGCTTATGAAAAGCGGCAGAAGTGACATGTTCAGCGATACTGCCAAGAATTACATATTCCAAGTTGCGGCAGAAAGAGCGATGAATCCTGAGATTGTAAACGATGATATTGCGTTTGCCGAGTATTTGTCTGCTGTTAATGTAGAGAGCAAAGCAATGAGATTCGGGACAGAGCAGGAAGCAAGCGCACGTGATTTGTATTCAAGGTTAACAGGAAGGCATATTGTAGAAGTGGGGTCGTGTAAACACCCCACTATCCCCAACTTTGCCAGTAGTCCTGACGGGTCCTTTTATGATGAAGAATCTGGGGAGCGTGGATGTATTGAGATAAAATGTCCGTCTCAGAACACATTTATGAAGTACAAAAGTGAAGTTTATGACAATGATTCGCTCCTCAAAGTCAAGTATGAATACTTCTATCAGTGCATGGCTCACATGATGTGCTGTAATGCAATCTGGACGGATTTTGTTGCTTACAATCCTTTCCAAAAAGATCCTATCCATATTGTTCGTATACTACCAGATGAAAAGGTCTTTGCAGAAATGGAGAAACGCATCCGTATGGCAGGCGATATTATTAACCAAATAGCCGATATAGAACAATGAACACACAATTAGCAATTCAAGAAAGCGACCTAGAACTGGTCGTGAGTGAAAAGACGTTAGGTAGTCTTACTACCAACGCAAAGCAAATCAGAGATATGGTAAAAGCCGCTTTGCCAATGTATGATATCTCCAATTATAACGATGAGAATATCGATCAGGCAAAGAAAGACAAGGCAGTTTTAAACAAGGCGGCGAAAGCCCTCAATGCCAAACGTCTTGAAATTGAGAAAGAATTCATGAAACCTTTCGGGGAGTTCAAGGACGTTGTAACCGAAACCGTGAAACTTATCGGTGAGTGCTCTGCCAAGATTGACACGGTAGTCAAGCAAAACGAACAGCAATACAAGGACAAGAAGAAAGTCACCATCAGGACCTACTTCGATGGACTGAATGTTAACCTTGTAGACTTCAACAAGGTATTTAAACTGGAGTGGCTCAACAAATCCGCAAGCATGAAGTCTGTATGCAACGATATTGATGCCATATTTGCTAAGATTGAGAACGAACTCTCCACACTGAAGGGGTTTGGTTGGGATTTCGATGTCCTCCGTACTTATTATATGGATACGCTCAACATCACATCCACCATCCAGTATGCCAACCGTCTGAAGGAACAGCGTGAGCGTGCCAAAGCAGCAGAAGAGGCGCGTATCAAGGCAGAGCAGGAAAGAAAGGCTGCTGAAGAAGCCCGTAAAGCTGCTGAAGTAGAACAAGCCAAATCCCGTCCGATCAATCCGTTTGCCATGGCAGGACAAAAAGCCAACGAGCAACCTCCTTTTATTAATCAGCCCGAAGCACAACAACCTGAACTGTTAACGAGAGCTTTCAAAGTCACCACCACTCGTGAGAATATTATTGCCTTGGGTGACTTTATGAATGAACACGGCATTGACTTTGACAAGATAGAACTTTAATATATACTAAGTTATGAATTATAGCATAAAATTGAATTTACTAAAATTTAAAAACTCCTGCGTTGTAACTGTAAAAGGCGCGACATCTACAAAAAGAGGTGTTTTCATACCTATTGAAGACAATAACATCTTCATATCGGCAGATGATAACCTGAAAGCCAAAGGCGCGTACATTGATTCCACCGCTTGGGAAAACCAGTCTCCCGGCAAGTATGGTGACACGCACAGCATACGACAGTCGCTCGCCAAAGAAGTTCGCGAACGCATGACGGAGGACGAGCTTAAATCCGTTCCGTATATAGGTAACATGAAGCCTTATGAAGTGCAAAACGCTTCTTCGTCTGTAAATGCACCCACCGCACAAGTGGATGAAAATTTGGACGATTTGCCATTCTGATGTTATGGACCTATGCAAAACAGATATACAAAATTTAATCCACCTTCTTGATAGATGTGCCGGACTTATAGACAAGTATTGCCGGAAACCTTGTGAGCTGGATAAGGCAAGGCAATGCAGGAAAATGAGTAAGAAACTTAAAAACAAAATAAAAAATGAATCTTAGAGAATTTATAAAACAGTTAGAAGAAATCGTTGATGAATACGGAACTGACGATATGGATATTGCCGTACAAGTCCCACCTGGAACGAAATGCAGCGAAGAATCTTGGACACAGTTTGTAGTCAGATGTGTAAGTACCGATGGTGGCTCCACTTATTTACAATGTTCAAAATAATAAGAAAATGAAAATCACAATCAACAAACCAACAGAGTTTGAAGCAATCTACTTGAAAGTGGATGCTGGTGTACGTTATTGGGACGATGCGAAAGTAAACGGAGAGTATGATACCAATTGCGAAGATTTAGAGAGCCCTGCTGCCGAACCTACTATTCCATGCGCTGAATATGTAGGGGAACAACACAGAGTTCTGCATGGCGAGAATTGGCGTTGGCGACCGCTTATTGAAATCGAAGCAGGTAAGATAGTAAACTGGCAGCAAGGAATTACCGCCAATATCCATTACAAAGTATGCGATGATTTTGCTTGTGAAATTCTCGATGGAAACAAAGAGGTTATCACTTCTTACAACGGCTATGTGCCCAAGGTAATGTGCCCGAAAGAAAACGGATATGGCGATTACATCATTATGAATATTGACGAGAATGGATTTATTCAAGGATGGAAAAAAGAATTGATTAAACGACTAATACAAGAAGAGGACTGATTATGGAAAGCAACATATCACGAGATCATATTGCGCTTGAAGCGATGAAGTGCATAATGATGACAGCAAAACGCAGGAGAACTTTATGGAACAGAGTTGTAACATTGTTTTTCCCATCCGAAGAAGAAAGTGTTATAAACTACAATCATGAAGGACAGGCTAAAACAGCTTACCAAATAGCTGATGCAATGATTAAGGAACGTAATAAGACAAAGGAGGAATGATTATGATGCACACATGGTTTGAGTGTAAAATTCGTTACGAGAAAGTAATGGAAAACGGGATGAATAAAAAAGTCACAGAATCTTATTTATTTGATTCTTTATCTTTTACAGAAAGCGAAGGAAGATGTATTGAGGAAATGACACCGTTTATCAGCGGTGAGTTTACTGTTTCTGACATAAAACGTGCCAACTATTCTGAGATATTTTTCTCAGATGAAGAATCTGCTGACAGGTATTTTAAATGCAAGTTATACTTTATCACATTGGATGAAAAAACTGGTGCGGAAAAGAAAACATCCACAAACATTCTTGTTCAAGCAGCCGACTTGAGAGATGCAGTCAAGAAACTGGATGAAGGAATGAAAGGCACAATGGCATACTACGTGATTGCTTCGGTAGCGGAAACTGCTATTATGGATGTTTATCCTTATGAAGCAAATTCAGATGTTAAACCAGAATTTCCTAATGCTTAAAAATTGACTGATATGGAAGACTATATTTCAGACTGGTTCATCCCGATGGACTTCGGTAATGATATGCCGGACGAAGATCCAGACGGTGAAGATAATTTCAATTTTGATTAAGTAATGGTCAGTCAGTATGGTGGAACAATGAGATACACTAAAGTGAAGCTCTTATAGATAGGTTGGCAAGTCAATATGTTACGGTTAGCTGTAAAAAGAAATTCAAACCACTGAGTTAATAACGGGTAATGCCGAATGTCACCGCAACGTGATTTTATTAAACTACTTGGTGAAAGTCCAAGAAAAACTCCTATCGTGTGGGTGCAAGTCCCACTACCCATAATTTTAAGCCAAGTAGCTCAACGGTAGAGCGACAGCAAGGAACGGCAGCGCATATAATTGCCACCATAAATAGCGCGGAGTGGCAAGCCTAATCCCCTCGACAGTAGGTTGGCGGTTCAATTCCGCTCTTGGCTACGAATAAATAATGAAAAAGTATTGAATATATGGAACACAAAGCAGTAGCATTTATTCGCAAGACACCTGACATGCCGTGTCTGCATGGAACACATAACGGTTATGTAGCCGTACCACCGACAAACAAGTATCATGGCAAGCACTACTTTGATATTAAGGATATAAAAGTACACGGTGATATCACATTTACAGAGCCTGTTATTCTTGGGAAAAAGTCGTTTGGCAGTAACCGTGAAATTAACCCCAAATATATCGGTAAAAGACACCCTATATTGGAGGATGTGTGGTTTATCACAGAGAACACAGAAATCGGCGATGACTGGTGGATATTCGGGTTTGACACGTGCCATTGGGGTGACAACCCTGTTGATTGGTGTAAAGACAACGTGATACGTGAGACGCTTGACTTCATGGAACAGCTATGCAAGGAGTGAGAAATGAAGAATGAAAAACTGATATTGGATGCTTGTTGCGGAAGTCGTATGTTTTGGTTTGACAAGCACAACCCGAATGTGCTGTTTGTTGACAAACGTTCAGAAACACTTACAGCCAAAGATAGGGATAAGATAAGGACTATAGAGGTAAAACCTGATATTGTCGCAGATTTTACTAATTTACCATTTGAAGATAATTCTTTCTATCAAGTTGTATTTGATCCACCACACCTGAAAACACTTGGAGAAAATTCATGGATGGCAAAGAAATATGGCAAGTTGCCTGATGATTGGAAAAGTATTATTCATGAAGGTTTCAAGGAGTGCATGAGGGTATTAAAACCGAATGGTACACTTATCTTCAAATGGAATGAAAGCGAGATAAAAGCTGCGGAAGTTTTGTCTGTTATTCCTTTCAAACCTCTATTTGGACATACAACTGGTAGACAAAGTAAGACGATATGGATGTGTTTTATGAAATTATGTGACGAATAAAATATGAAAACAAAAGAAATTATTTTATCAAAACAAACAATGAGTTCGCTTGAAATTGCCGAACTCACAGGTAAACAACACGCTCATGTTATGAGAGATATTCGTAACATGATAGAAAGCTTGAAGAAATCTAACGAATCCACATCTGGATTGGTTGAAGAAGATTACCATCGAGGAGATAGAACTCAATACAAGTATCTATCTGAATCAACACAAAAGAAATTGTTGAATTTTGCTTTTAGCGTTGGAGGTTCACAATATGTAATTACAGAAGATTCTTATCAAGATGCAAAAGGCGAACAAAGAACATTATACAGCCTTAACAAAAAAGCAAGTATATTGTTAGCGAGTGGTTATGATGTTGTACTTAGAGCAAAGATTATTGATAGATGGGAAGCGTTGGAAACAGGGAAAGCAGAACCAATAATCACTTCGGTAAAAACAGAAGTGAAACAGCCAACCATCTCCGACAAAATGAAAGTAGCTACATGGCTTATAAAGACGCTTAATTTAAACGATACATCTAAATTGATGCTGGCAAAGAGTATAGCTGCACCTCTTGGGTTGCCGACCCCTGATTATACTCCATCACATGGAATACTCAAATCTGCTACTGAATTACTCAAAGAAGCGGGTCTGTCTATCAGCGCACAGGCGTTTAATCAAAGAGCGATTCAGAAAGGTATCTTGTGTGATATTAAAAGGAAATCATCAAAAGGTAGAGATAAGCATTTCAAATCTATAACTGATCCGGGCTTCCATACGGTGAGAACCAAGTCAACCCTAATAATCCCAAAGAAACACAGCCACTTTGGTATAAAGAGAAATTCAACGAATTGTTGATGTTACTTGGTTTTAAACTTGTTGAAGTGTTATGACATACGAAGAGATGAAATCCAAGGCTTGTGTGGCAAGCAGCCGTAGTAAGCCCAAAAATGAAGAGCATAAAATACAATGTTCTTGTGTTAGATATTTCCGTTTAAAATATCCCCATCTCAGAAATATGCTGTTTGCTGTTCCTAATGCGGCAAGACGTTCTGCAAGGAACGGAGCTTATATGAAAGATGAAGGTATGCTTCCCGGAGTCGCAGACCTGATACTTCTTAAGAGCAATCGTTTCTATGGAGCTTTGTGTGTGGAAATGAAAAAGCCGGGAGAATACCAAAGACCGGCCCAAAAAGAATGGCAAAAGGAATGTGAGGCGAATGGTAACAAGTACGTTGTTGTCAAGTCGCTGGATGATTTTATTGATATCGTGGATAACTATTTAAAAGACATATAAATGTAGGTTTGATTTTACGCGAACGCTCTTTGACATTTTGTTTTCAGCTTGTAGAATAATGATGTAAATGTTTTTGGCACTTACGTTTTTTATGTATCATCAAGATACGGAAAGCTGTGAAGCCATGCTGTATCTTCATAAGAGGGGTGTATTTGCACCTCTCTTTTTTTTCTTAAAAAATGGCTCTTAAAGTGTCACTTTTGAAAATTATCCGTATATTTGCAGTGCATTGGGTTGTACTTATTAAATTTAGAATTAATCAGAGGATTAAGATATAGAAAGCTGTGTAGGTCACAACCCCCTGCATGGCTTTCGCCTTTTATCTCCGCATGAAGAAGTGCGGTACGTCCTCAAACGAAAAGACTTTATTATGGACAATATTCAGATTTTCAAGAATGAATCGTTCGGTGAAGTTCGTGTAGCCGGAACAAGTGATAAACCTTTGTTTTGTCTTGCAGATGTTTGCAAAGTTTTGGAGTTAGGAAATCCTAGTCAAGTAAAAACAAGACTTTGTGGTGAGGTCATTACTAATGAGGTCATCCCGGACTCTCTTGGTAGACAACAAGAAATGATTTTTATTAATGAAGACGGTTTATATGATGTAATACTTGATAGTCGTAAGCCGCAGGCTAAAACTTTCCGTAAATGGGTAACTAGTGAAATCCTTCCTTCAATCCGCAAGCATGGCATATATGCTACCGACAATGTTATTGACCAGATATTGAATAATCCAGATTTTGGTATTGAACTTCTCACTAAGCTAAAAGAAGAACGGTCTGCACGTATTGAAGCCGAGAAACAGGTTGCTGTTCTTACCCATGTAAATAAGACCTATACATGTACGGAAGTTGCTAAAGAATTGGGGCTTAAATCGGCAATTGAACTCAATAACCGTTTAAAAGAACTTGGTGTGCAGTACAAGGTTAATCAGACATGGGTTCCATATACCAAATACGCAACCCTTGGCTGGTTTGATATAAAGCAAGAGGTTGCTGACAATGGCCATATTATCTACCATAGAAAGATTACCGGAATTGGCAGGCAAGGTATCATTAATCTTATTAATTCTTAGTTGATATAATAAAGGGGTGCATTCGCATCCCTTATATTCATCTATACATTACGGTACAGCTTATAAATAAGGCTATAACAGACACGATAATAGAAAGTATCCATACGGTCATTTCTAATGCATTTAGACTCAAAATTCTTCTTTTACGTAATTGAAAGGACCATAAATTATGCGGACGGAATATTCAAATCCAGCATTTTGGGCTAATTCTTCGTCATAATTTATAATGTCTATATGAACAGCACCAGTATAATTCCCTTCTAAAAATGATTTCCAACTACCGTTCCATAATGGGGATACACCTCCAACATATAAGTTGAATCCGTTATTATCTGTAAAAGAAGATAAATTGTATTTTTTAGATAAAAGAGCTCTCATTTCGTCTTGTTTGTCAATGGCTCCTTTTTTCGTTTTTGCATTTAGGATAAATATGCAAGCATTAAAATAGCTATTAATACCGTCTGATTGAAAAAGGAAATATACAGAGTTAAAATCTACACCTGCATATTTTATGTTTTTAAAGACTATGTGCTTATTGTCAGAAAGATAGTCTTCTTCCCCATATTTGTTTCTTAATACAGGTAGGGCTTTTTCTCTGGAAATTCCAAAAGGTATTCCGCCAATAGCTGTTATTTGCTCTTTTTTTAAATTGGCTTCCACAATAGAATCAACAACAACCTGTGAAGAATCCATGTTTATATTAAGTGAGTCTTTAGATGTCAAATTGCTATATTCTTGCGCACTTGCAAAGACTGGTACAATAAACATTAATATGATTAGGATCTCTTTCATACTATTTGGTTTTAAGTTCAACATTCACGCTAACTGGGAACTCGTTTCCGCAATGTGGGCATTTGATAGAATGAACGTTTGAGGGTAGCTGCACTTCTTCCGGGGACGCGAATAGCTGCCACATGGGGACGTTGAGGGCAGTGGCGATTTTTTCAAGTGTAGCAGTTGTCAATGATTCAGCCGCAACCATTTGTCTAACAGCAGATAGGCTTACATTCATTTTATCTGCCAATTCTTGTTGTGTGTAATGTTTCGCTTTTAAAAGTTCCTTTATTCTCATAATTATCTTTTTGATTTCAAAAATACAGATTATTTATGAAGAATACAGTATATACTATATTAATTTATGCAAAAGAAATAGTATATTATAGTTGTTTTGTTTGGTAACATACAGTAAATACTGTATCTTTACATCAAATAAAAGAACTAATAACAATTAACTCCTAAATATATGAAACGTTACAATTTATCAGACATAATGAAGAGAGCGCATTACATTTTCAATCATACCTTCAATGCTACATTTAGTTACTGCCTTAAAAAAGCATGGGCTGAAGCTAAGGAAGCAGCAAAGATTAATGAAGAAAACGCCAAGCGTGCAGCCGAATACAAATCGAAGTACGGCAATCGTGACTATAGAAACTACCGTTCCTATTACGGTTCACGCATGGGACGTAATGATTGGAAACGTGATTATCGTAACGATATAAGAACAGCGATAAACCGTTCGATTAATTTATAAAACACAATACTTTAATATAAAAATATAGAGCAATGGATCATATTTTGAATTCAACCGTTGAAATGAGCCAGGCAGAATTGATTCTTCAACTGGCCAAAACCAATGTGGAACAGGAAAACAGGCTTAAATCTACAGAACTAAGGTTAGGTGCGCTAGAAGATGAGGTTAAAAAACTTTCCCAAAAAGCTATTGGTGAATATGGGTGTTCCACTATGTCTGCATACGTGCAGAGGCATAAGCTCCCCATTTATGTAAGTGACATTTCGAAGCTCGGCAATGACGCTACACGTCTGTGTAGGAAAAGGGGGTATCCGGTAAATAAGGTGAACATAGACCGTTTCGGTGTTGTGAACGTTTATCCGGACTTCATATTACAAGAGCTTCTTGATGATTACATAAGAACTACACAGCGTCTTAATGGAGCTATAATGAAACCAATATAAACTCATACAATGAAATACAAGGTCTCAAAAAAGGGTTCAAATGTTGTTTTCAAGTTTGAAACTTATAAGCAAGCAGCCGATTTCTGCTATATGTATGTAATGGCAGAGCAGGTGAAAGGAAATAAGTTCCCGGAACTTTCAATAAACAAGGTCAGGGAATAGAATTTAAGAGCAATGGAAACACGTGGAAGTGTCCTGCCCTAAGTAATTATTAGAGCAGGTTTTGTAAGAAATATTTTGCCACATATAAAAAGCGTAAGTGCCGTATGGGGGTTAACCAACGTTCTCATTTATGACGCCCTACCGTCAATTCGGGCGGTAGGTTTAGAGTAATTATCACAGTAAAAACACATCGTTATGAAGATAGAGATAGATTATAATCAGTACATGGCAATGCTGAAGGCATTTACGGAATATGCCCAATGTAAAGCAGAATGTTATCGCTTGCAAGCTGAAAACGAAAATTTAAAGCATGAGGTATCAGAACTGAAATCTTGTGGTTCTCATATAGATGAATACGAGGCAGAGAAAAGCAATCTGTTTTTTCTTGACTTCTGTATGAATTGAGCATTAGATAACTGGTTCTAAGCGTATATTGTAATTTAAAATAATAACTTAATTTATAATTATCATGGAAATAAATTGTAAATACTGCCCTAAAAATGACGGAATGGGCTCGTGTAAGATAGATGATTGTCCTCTACTTCCTATCATACAGGAAATAGAAGAGATGCAGTCTTTTCTTGAAATAACAGCCAGTGATAACCCGAAAGAATTGGTAGATCGTCTGACAGATATAAATGTCTACCTTGCAAGAAGTGGGAAACTTTTGGCGGATGCAAAGGCATATCAAGACCAAGTGACAGCAAACGTGTATTCTCAACACATGGAATTCTTGTCACGAGTTCCGGCAACTGTTGCAATTAAGTTCGTTGCAGCTCAAAGTGTGACTGCTAATCAGTTGGTCGTATGGCTAGATCGCATAAATCGAACTCTTGTTCACGCTGGAGATAACATACGTACTCAAATATCATTTGCAAAGCAGGATTTGGCATTACAAAGGAAAGGATATTAGAAAAAATGTTAATAACGGGAAAATAAAAGGCATAAAGTAATTGTTTTTACTTCACTTTTGATTAGCTTTACACCGTGAAAATAATAAATGCGAGTTGGTGGAACTCTCGTATGATAAAGATATAATTTAGCTCTGTATGAGTAGTTGTTCCCGAGTTCCACAAATAGAAACAATGAAAATATAGAGCTTATTTTTTATCATGATTGAATTTAATTTATTTAGGAATAAGCATGGCCCGAAATAGTGATTAAGCCGAAGTTTTGGGATGATGCAAAAATTGGTCGTCTTACAAGGGATGCAAGACTTCTCTATATAGGGTTATGGAATTTCTCTGATGATATAGGTGTTGTGATAGGTAATTCTATTTGGCTAAAGTCTAAAATATTTCCGTATGACCAAATCCAAATACAACAGTTTGAAAAATGAATGAACGAGCTTGTGATAACCGGATTTATATGTCTGCTTTCCTATAAAGGGGAAAGATTCATATATCTGCCTAATTTCACTCGGCATCAAGTAATCAACAAACCAAGTTATGAGGATTTGAATATACCTAAATCATTGATAGATAATGCAAAAGATGAAATCACGGAACAATCACGGAATACTACCGTATCATTCACGGAACAATACGTGACTAAAATAGAAATAGAAAGAGAAGAAGAATATCCCCCCTATAATCCCCCCCAAGGGGAAGAAGTGCCATCGGAAAGCGACGAGAGTGATAAGATAAATTATAATGCTCTTATGGATACGTTCAACAAGATGTTTGAAGGAAAACTCCCTAAAATTACGGCAATGACGGACAAACGTAAGAAAGCCGTAAAAGCACGATCTTCCGAACATGGGAAAAAGGCTATCATGGATGTTCTAGACAATGTTTGTCAATCGTCATTTCTTTTGGGCCATAATAACCAAAACTGGTCCTGTGATTTCGATTGGATATTCAGACCGACAAATTTCATTAAAATCTTAGAAGGCAATTACAATGGCACAAGACTTAGCAAAAATCAACAGGATAGCGAGCAGCGAAAACGTGATTCAGTTCTTGCAGTCGCTACAACCGTCAGAGAAGCTGCAGCAAAAAAGAGAAAGGAACTTGAAGCAGAGGGCGTTATTGAATAAATATCCCGATCCTGCACAATTCATTCTTGATTACAACCCTGATTTGCAGTTCAAACTTGTCAGATGTAATGCAACCCATTCAGAACTGGCATTGAATGACAGCATTCCGAGTTTAGGGCTATTGTCTTCTACTTATGGGGATGAAACACCGATAGAATGGCTAAAGATACAATTTGGCTCATTGAATGACTTTGCAGAAGTTTCGACCAAGATAGCGAAAGAACAACTTTCTGAACTTTCGGAGATATTCCTTTCGGAGTATTATTATATAAATGCTGCTGAAATCTGTTTTTTCATAGCACGGTTTAAGGCAGGGAAGTATGGGCGGTTCTACGGATCAATAGATCCATTGAAAATAACAAGTGCGATGCTGGACTACGTTTCGGAACGTTGGAAAGATATTGAGCGGAAAGAGCGTGAACGATACAGAAACCAACGTGAAAAAGAGATAGAGGAGCGTGGAAATAACAGAATCTCTTATGCTGAATATCAAGAGTTGAAACGCCGGGCTGAATCCGGAGATGAGAAAGCCCAAAAAATGCTGATATCACCATGAGGGTAGCCTAATTTGTAGCGAACAATTAAAGTATAACAGTAATAATATAAACATCTGATTTTTAGCATGTTAATTAATTGTAAAGTCGTGTAAACAAAAGAAGTAATGTTTGTTTACAAGTGGCAAATTAGCTAACTTTATATCTGTAAATCAGAAATATATAAAACATAAGAGCAATGAAACAAAATAAAAGAATCATGAATACCGAAACGCTTATAAAGATACGTGAATGGGAAGCGGAACGCGACAGGAACCTGCGCATCCACTGTCCTCTTGTAGCCGCCAAATTCCAAAGATGGATTGACAGGGCAAAGAAAGAAAACGATATACCGCATTTCCAGCCCCGTGACAAGATTTTCAACAAGAAAGCCTGTAGTTGATACTTTCATGCAGGAAAATTCATTATACGGCTTTAAAATAGATTGTATCAAATAAAATAATTGATAAAAAATACACGATCATGCAAGGAACTGACAAACTGAATACGATAACCAACATCGTATTTGTCCTCACGGACGTTTTAGAAACCAACCTTCTTGAAATGCAGCAGAAATACAAGAAGGAAGGCTTTGAACTCAGACACGATTCAAAAAGAAACTTCAACACAGCCATAGCCGCGATAAAGAGATTGAAAAGTGATGTGAATCATTGCAGTGAATCCACTCAGGAAAACTTCGGCAATGATTCTGACATGGTGAATGCTATGTTGCTCACACTGATTGACAGGTGCGGTGATGATGACAACCTCGCTTATAAGATGTACGAATACATTAAATCTTTCCCGTCCAAACTGAATTTGGACCTGGATTTGGATAATGCGTTCAGTCATTTGTTTAGAAAATCATGAAAACTGCTGACGGTTATCCTGTGGTATGTTACGGAGCAAAAGGGAAATACGGTATACATCGCATCTGCCGCCGTTGTGCCATATATCGTAAATACGATTCGATTCCCGAAAAGCCATGCTACAGGCTTCATGGAATGCACCTGTTGGGCAGAAGAGAATGCCCGATCTTTGAACAAAAAATAATCGAAATATCAAAATAACAACAAATAAACAATATCATGGAACAGAAAATAAAGGCTTATAAAGCATTTGATAAAGATTTATCTTGTAGAGGGTTTAAGTATGAGGTAGGTAAGGAGTATGAAGAAACAGGCGACATAAAGGCATGTGAGAAAGGTTTTCATGCATGTCCTTACCCTCTGGATGTTTTTGGTTACTATGCGCCAGCCGGGTCAAGGTTTTGTGAGGTTGAACAGAGCGGTAAAATAGACGATTCAGAAAGTGACAAGGTTTGTTCCTCAAAAATTAGAATAGGTGCTGAGCTTGATATAAGGGGGCTTGTGAAAGCAGCTGTATCTTTTGTCAAGGAACGGTGTACTAACGAGTGTAATGCGGATCCGGGAAAACCTGCCACGGCTGGTTATAGAGGTGCTGCCACGGCTGGTGATAGAGGTGCTGCCACGGCTGGTGATAGAGGTGCTGCCACGGCTGGTGATAGAGGTGCTGCCACGGCTGGTAATAGTGGTGCTGCCACGGCTGGTAATAGTGGTGCTGCCACGGCTGGTAATAGAGGTGCTGCCACGGCTGGTGATTATGGTGCTGCCACGGCTGGTTATAGAGGTGCTGCCACGGCTGGTGATAGAGGTGCTGCCACGGCTGGTGATTATGGTGCTGCCACGGCTGGGGGGAGTGGTGCT